CATGGTCGCTCTACGAGCAGACGCGGCACCCCCACTCGGGACGCGGCGCCACCCAGCCGAACATGATGTCGCAGCGGGTCGCAAAGACGTCGTTCACAATGTCGTACTGGGAGACGCAGCGGATCGAGATCCCGGTGTCGGGATCGGTCTGCCGCGCCTTCCATTCGACGGCCTTGGGGAGATCCAGCGGCACGCAAGCCCAGGCATACGCTTCCCGATGGAAACTCATGCCCTGCGGGCTCACATAGCTGGCGGTGCCGAACGGGTAGACTTGCACCCCGTCCCCCGGCGAGGCGTCGCACGTCTTGTAGGGGCCGGAAGTGATGATGGACGGATAGATCGGCACGACCGCCAGGGCGCTGCCGTCCGAATTGACATCGGCGGTCACAACGAACTGCCGGCCGCCTGCCAGCGCATCTCCGGACACCGGGTTCACGGCGTGGACCAACGTGCCGCTGGCACCGAGGACGATGATATCGCCCGCTTTGAAAATGCCGGTCGCGCTGGTGCCGCAAGCTTTGAGGTTGAGGCTGGCGCCGAGTTGGCCGGCGCCATTCACCAGCGGGGCGGCGGGGAAAGCGCCGAGCGTGTGGGTGCGGAGGTTCTGCGCGCGCAGCCAGGTGAAGCCGGCGCCCTTGCCCATGTATCCCTTGATGTACTGCTCGGAGATCTGGGCGGAGGACTGGAATAGGCCCTTCAAGGCGTCGATGATGTAGGTGTTCATGTTGGGCGTGATAACCATGTACACTTCGTCATCGACGGGGGCCGCATTGTTGTCCAGGGCTTCCAGCGCGCTCAGGTAGACGGCGAAGGCCGTCGTGCTCTGAGGGGGCGTGGCGGGGGTGCCCACGGAATTGGGGGTCGCCCGGTAGCACACGTTCAAGCCGTGGATTTCCGCGGCGTTGGCCAGGGCGACGGCCGCGCTGTTGACGTAGCGGTCGCCGAAGCGGTCGATGGTAAGCGTTTCCTCCCGCGAGGTGAACGAGAAGCCCGTATGCTTCTGGGTGTCCACCACCAGAGGGACCTTGTTTTCGGTAACATCCTGGATGACCAGGACGGCGCCGTCGGTCGCCAGGAACTTGACCGGCACGCGCAGGTTGAGGGTGTCGCCGATTTTGGCGCCCTTGTTGGCGAAGTGCTCACGGTAGTCTTCGTGGTGAGCCACCTTCGCAAAGCCGAGGTTGTTCTCGAAGCGCCGCAGGAGTTCGTTGGTGATGACCTGCGGCGTCAGAAGTACGTTAGCCACGTTATTTCCTTTTGAGTTGCGCCTCGCGCGCCCTCTGCCACTTCTTGTAGTCGCTGGCACTCGCCTCGTCATGCACATCGAATGCGGGCGTGGCTCCGCTGGAGCGGAGCGTGGTCGGGGGCTTACTGGCGCTCGAAACTTGCTTCCCCTGGGGTCTCGGAGGCTGAGCGGAAGATGTGGCGGGAGTTTTGGCGGGAGCTTTGCCGGGAGGCGGCAGCTTGGCTTTGATGGCGCCCAGCGCCACGCCGGCGCGCGCCAGAGCGGCCCGCCATTGCTCCTCGTTAGTGGCGAGGGTCGATCTGGCGATCTGCTCCGACTCCTCGGGATGCTGCCCGAGGTAGTAAGCCAGCGCGGTGCCCGTTTCCGGGTCCATGCGCATGACCGCTTCCATGGCAGTGGAGATCTTGCACTCGTCGGTCACGACTTCATTGAAATCGGGATACCGCGAGGCTTGGCGATTCCATTCGTCCTGGGCGGCGGCTTTCTGGCGCTCCTGCTCCTGCTGGGCCTGCTGGCGGGCCAGCTCGGCCTTCTGTTCGGCGAGGCGCTGTTCCAGTACCTGTTCGTGGTACTGGTCCTTGGCCGCCTCGTACTCCTCGAAGGTTTCAAAGTCGGCGAGCTTGGGCGCCACCAGCTTGGTGGTCGCCGCCGGAGGCGCGGCGGGTGGTGCTGCCGTCTCCGTGGTTTCCTCGTCGATCGCGTCGCCTTTGAGCTCCTTCAACTCCTCTTCGAGTTGCGTAATTTTAGCTGTGAGCTTGTGGAAGCGGCGCGAGATACCCTTCTTCTCCTTGTCTTCCGGAGTTTCCTCCGTTACTTCCGCGGTTTCCAAAGCCGCGGCGGTTTCAGCGGCCTGAGCTTCCTCAGTCGCTTCGGATGTCGGCTGCGCAGCATCGCCCGCCGCGGGCGGTTCGCCCGAGTCCTGCGAGTCGCGGAATGCCTGGAAGGCTTCGAAATCGTCTTCCGGGATCTGCGGCTCTGCGGTTTCGGTTGCTGCGGAATCTTGAACGTCTGTCCGTGGCATGGATTGCTCCTATGGATAAGCGCGGCGTATAAGCCCACCGCTGGGCGTGGATTGGTCTTCCTCGAACGGGGCCGGGATGATGGCGAGCCGGAAAGACCTGCTGGCTCGCCCGCGCTCCCCGTGCGTTAAACTTGTGGCTGTCCTGCTATAATGTGCCTGTGTTTACCGCCCCGCTCCGCAGTTTCGCTACCGGCGCACGGGTGACCAAACCAAGCGCAATCCCGTTCGATTTCGCGTATGGGCGCACGGGAACGGTCGTCCGCGAAAGTGTCACCGATGAGGAGGTCCGGGACAAGGACTGCTTGGGCGTCGTCTGGGACGGCAGTAACCGAGCCTACGAATATTCGCCGGAAACCGAGTTCGCTCCCGCGGTCGTCGCGCCCGTCAGCTAAACTTGTGGCTGCATGGACTATCCGATTGATCCGATTAGCTCGTTACTGCTGCCTGTGGACCAGCCGGTGGTGCTCCCTGCGGAGTTGCCGGCGCTCCCTGCGGGGCCGGAGGCTGCGGCGGCTGCTGAGCCTGTTGAGCCTGCTGCATCTCCTGCTGAATACTGATAAGGGTGTCGAGCAGTTGCGCGCGGCGATTCAACCCCGCCATTACGGCGTCATGGTCGAGTTGGGCGGCCTGCTGGGCCTCGGCGGATTTACCGGCCATCTCGGCGGCCATGATCCGCGCGATGTTGTTCTCTGTGGCGATGCGCTCTTGGGATTCCAGTTTCAACGCCTGCGTGCTCAACAGTTGGGCGAGTTTCTGTACCTGCCCATTCAAAACCTGAATCACCTGCTGGCTCTGGGCGAGCTGCGCCTGAACTTGCGGCGGAACTTCCGGCTGGTTCTCGTCTGTGACCAGGTTGGGCGGAAGCGTTTTCTTCCAGCGCTTCGCCAGAAGATCAGCGCCTGGTACGTCCGAGTTCTCCCAGATGATGTCCCCGCCGATCTGCATCACCTGCGGGTTGTTCTGGGCAAGTTGCGTCAAGAGTTCGAAGGCTTCCTGCCGCTGGGTGGTGTACGACGGCCCGGTGGTGATCGTCACGTCGTAGCGGCCCACATCCAGCTTGTGGTGTTTGACCTTGCCGTCTTCGTCTTTATAGGGCGCGTTCACTTTGATAACGCGCTGCTTTTCGTCGTCGCCGATGATCCGCACTTCGCGCGCGGTGTCGTAGGTCTTCGGAATCAGATCCAGTAGAATTCGACCCGCTTGCTTCTGCGCGCGCGCCAAGTTGTCCATGAAGTGGAAGTTCGAGACATCGCCCTGCTTCTGAAGCCGGTTGATGGCGATACCGGAAGAATCACCCCTTTGTTCGCCAAGCGACGGATCGAAATAGCCGGTCGCGGCCTTGATATCGTCGGCGGTCGAGAGCGAGCCGATATTAAGGGCCTGCACCGGCGGATCGAAGGTGACCCACTGCGGCGCCGGAGCGATCTTGTCGCCCACCGCCACTGGATCATATTCCAGGTACGCGGCGTTATCGCTGTTGGCTCTCTGCCAGTCCCGCTTCTTGGTCTTGAACTGGCCCACGGCTCCAACCCATTTGGGCTTCGGCGCCAGGCTGATGGTCTCAGCCTCCATGGTTTTGTAGAAGTTGTGAAGCTGCTGCGGGTCTCTGGCAAACCTCACCAGGCTGAAGAGGCAGCGCTTGCCCTTGACGATGAGCTCCTTGCCCCACACCGGCACGATAGGGATCCACTTGCCATCCCACGGGTTTGTTTCGAGCACTTCCGCGCCGTTGATGATGTACTGCGTGACGTGGCGCTCCTGAACCTCGCGCTCCTGCGGCTGTCCGTCGTCATCCGTGACAAAATCGACACCATTGTCGTCACCTTCGATTTCATCGGTGTAGATCGGGTGAATGGTGCCATCCTCATACCGCTGGAGGCGCAGCGTGCGCTTCTTCAACTCTACTTCCCAGTATTCGGCGATGCGAACGTCTTCGCCGTCGATCCACCCTTCCTCAGCCAACTCGGTCTGGAAATCCTCCGATAAAACGTTCGGCTCTTTGCCGAATCGCAACTTGAAGCAGTCCTTCGACATCTTGTCGATGACGAAGGCCCACATCATGTCGCTGCGGTCGGGCTTGCGCGCGTCCGTGTCGAGGTAGACCGTGAACGGATCGTCCACCCGAACGGTTTTGATGTCCTGGTCGAAACTCTCCTCCGAGGTGTATTCCTTGGAGTAGCGCCAGTAGCCGAATGAGCAGGAGGCGGCGTATTCCAGGGCGGTGTCGTAGGCTTGATCCGCATCCGAGTCGTACTCGATATGCCGGATCATGCCTTGGAAGACCTTGGCGGTGTCCACATCAGCCGCAGAATCGACAGGATTGACTCGGATCGCCGGCTTGTTCTGCCTTGCCTGGTTAGCCAATTGCTGGACGGGCGTTTGCAGCTTGTTGAAGACCAAAGCCGGTCTGTTGGCCAGGTCCCGGTCGCGCTTGACCTTGGGGTCCCACTGGTCGCCGCAGACGAACTTCAGGTCGAGCTCGGCTTCGAGGCGGATGTCCTTCTCCGCCTCCTCCGCTGCCGCGAAGCGCTTGCGGGCTCGGGTGAGCAGTTCTTCGTGCTTATCGCCCGGCACGGTGATATCGACATCCACGACGGGACCAGGAATGTGTGTGATGGGCATCAATCCTGCTCGGGCTTGGCTCCGAGGCGCTCAGCGACAAAGACGGGCTCCAGGAAGACCTCGCCGAAGTGCGGGCATCCCATTCGCTGGCAGGTCATGTGGCGGCGCGGCGCGTTCTCTACCGAATCGAGATACAGCATCGAGCTGCCGCACTCGCACATCCAGTAGTAGCCGGTGAAACGAACGTTCATAAATGCCTCATCCGATGTCCAGCGTGGTCGCCATCCTGGCCGCTTCGTTCTGATCCGGCTTACGCCACTCCGCGTGTGCAATGCGCGTCAGGTGCGCGCTCATCGTCTTCGGGTCGCTGAACACGAAGGCTTGCGGCTTGCTGGCAGTCATCACGTGCGTGACGTGGAAACCTTTACCTCCGGAGCTGGTCTTCATGGGCCTGATGCTCACTGCGCTCAGCTTGGGCGCCGGCATCGTTTTCAGCAGCTTAGCGGCCGGCAGCTTCATGCCGGATTTGAGGGTGACGAATTGGCGCGGGCCGCTCATGTCTTCTTCATGCTTCCGAGGCCCTTCAGTTTGGCGCGATGTTTCCGCTCCATCTCGGCACCCTTGGCCGTTTCTTTGCTGCCGTGCATCGCCCCGACATTATTCAGAGTCCCGTAGACATACCCCGCTGCGCGCTTTCCGGTGAAGCCTTTCTTGGCCGCCTGGCGCTTCAGTTTGTCGATGAGGAATTGGGGCACGCTTCAATCCTCGAGGAGCGCGAAGGCCCACTGCTCCTCGTGAAAGATGATGAAGCGTTCGCCGTCGA